CAGGGATGTAATCCCTCAGCTCCTAGAGCATAAAGATTCTAGGGCCTCCCACCGCATCACCTTACGGAGATGCGGCCTTTCTGGTACTCCACGAACCCGTTTCGACAGAGTCGATCTCGGGTTCGTCGGGCAGAGTTGCCCGTCGAGCAATCCAGAATAGCCATCGTCATATGGATGTTCTTTCGTTTTGCTGCTAATAGCGGCGAGACGAACTTCGATCCTATGTGACCGACGGTTCCAACGAGTCCGATATCCGAGAAGCTCCAAAAAGAGCCGGATCTCACGACAGTGTAAGCTGTACCTGGTCCATATGGACTGGCCAGAATATACTGCATGATCTCCGAGTCTTCCGGAACATTCCCAGATCTGGGATAGTTGGCAAAACCATCGGTTAACATATGTATCGAAGCTGAACGATCCATATCCGGTGGCACCTGCATCGCGGCCCACCACCCGGTTCTTGAATTTAGAATCAGGAGGTTGTCGACGTTCAAGTTGTCTTGACGCATACCAGTATCCTTTATAAAAGAGGTTATTGATTGTATCAAGAGTTGCTTGACACGAAGCAGGATTATCGGATATGGTGGTTTTTGGCTTTATGGGAGTTACATCGTAACCCTTGAAAGCATCTACCCCACACGACTCTCTAAAGTTGCCTCGAGAGAAACTTTTCTCTTGATTCACCTTCAGTTGAAGTGTGGTAAGTAGTTCCACCACATCAGCATACCTAGTGCATGGTACGATAATATCGTCGCCATACACACGGACCTTTCCGTACATTCTTCGTATATACTTTCGATCAGTCAAGGGACCGTCGAGGCATGAAGCCAAGGCGATCACAAGAAAGACGATTGTCTGTACTGGGAATGTTAGGGCAGTACCCTGAGATGCAAACTTTGAAAGTTTGATACCCTCCCCATTAGGGAGAGTAAGCCATCTCGTTCTCGATGCATGGATCGCGGAAAGTATGCTCGGATTATTCCGAAACACCCTTTCTACTACCCACAAAGAGAGCCGATCAGAAGCCGACGACAAATCAATTGTCGCCAGTGACTGATCTAGGGAAGCTTTCAGAACTAGCCGTCCTGATTTGGTTTGGTCACGCAGATCGATAAAGCGATTCAAAAATGAATCTCTCAATCTTTCCTCGAGCCAACAAGCAAACAGATTCTGGGTGAACATATGTTCACTAGGTTCTGCTGCAATGATCCTAGGACCTTTTGCGGTCTTAGGAACACAAATCAGTCTTGCAGGTGCTTCATGATTTTTCGGTTTGCACCGAGAGTCATTGGGCATCTTACCCGTGGTTTCCCACGGATATAGTCTCTGGAGCTTATCAGACCAAGAGGTGAACTGATACTTATTAAAGTACCGTCCACTTCGCTCTGCTACTGCACCAGGTCCATGCCTTAGTCCTAGTCCACGGCCCTCTGCCCTTCTTGCTTCGATAAAGCATTCTGGACAGAAGGTACCGAGCTCTGCGGCAACGGTATCAGCAACTTGCTGGCATCGTTGGAGTAGAAGCTTTTCTCTCGCTGAACGTCCGAGATTGTACTCGGGGTAAAGCGGAAGATCAGGACCCAGATCGTCACAAAAGTGAACGCGAGAGCGAGCACTATGACAATCAAAGGAATCATCGAGCCATCGTAACGACGGTTTGATGAGGATGGATTCGACATTTACATAATCCTTTATAGCTTGGAGCTCGCGCCCCTTGCTACATGGGACTTCAATCTTCTTCCCAAGGCAAAGAATTTGCCGTAAGAAGGCGATTGCGTTAATGTCCGCATCCGACCTAAGGCACAAGTCTCGATCGAAGATCCTCATATACAGTCCCGCGAATAATCGCGGCACTGGATAATTCTTAGAGTAGCATTTGCTACCCTTCGAATCAAGGAGGCCAGTCTCGAGTCCGTTCAAAAGAAGGGACTCGCGAGCTGGAAGGTCAAGTGTGAAAACACCAAGACCTCGACTCGATACGAGCAGGGAGAGTCTCTCTAAATCGAGATCCAATCCCTTTAGGGTTGGGTATGCCCTCCGAATATCTTCGCAGATACCGGAGACGACATGGAGTAGATTATCAGAATGGCTTTTCATCCTAGCTTTCCTTTTGGAAGGTGTTGGATCCAAACCACTGAACGCTACCCCAATGATCGATTATAAGAGCCGTTCTTTACGACTCAAAATTGATCATTTTCGTGGCATTTGCCTCCGTAACGAAGGCAGAAAGCCCGGCGACGAGCTTAGCTGTAAGGCTAGCATCGTCACCCACGTCCATTTCGAAGACGTGATAGTCTTTCCTAATAGTAGGATAGACCGCCGGCGAGACCGGATAAATCATGTACGTGAGCTCAACGTTATGGCGGTCAACTGATTGACCACCGCGCTTGGGATCACTGTACGTGGTATTCCGAATTCTCACACGATATTCACCAGTTGCTTCCTTGAGTAGATACTCCGAGGAGTACCCATCTTGGTTGATGCGAATAAGATTCTTCGCAACAGCATTGATGGTGATGGTGATAGGATCAGCGAACATAATCTATTCCTTCTGAGTACATTGAATGAAACGTCACCCCGAAAGGGCATGACATTTCGCGCAACTATAAAAGCTTGCGTATAGACAATGCACCCAGGATCGACGCTTGAGTTCCATTAAGAAACTCAATGCGGGCACCAAGTAGAGAACCGACAGCCTGACGACGCCACTTAGTCTCACGCTTAGCATGGAATGGTGAACATGTTATAACATATTGACCAGACCCGCTAGTAGTGTGACTATTGGTGTTCGTATAGGTCGTAGTATGCCTCATGATCCGAACTGGTTCATGATGCGCAGAGAAGGAATTTCGACTTGCCTTGATAATTGAACCAAGGTTAGTAAAATAGTCGATAAGCCAACTCCAGGGCATAAGCTCATAAAGAGCCGCCGGATCCAATCTGTAACCAGATATGGTTTTCCGGACCCTGCTACGAAACGCTGGATCAGTCGTATCAAAATTCTCGGACGTGTACCATCGTACATGTCCTCGACATTGAAGCGACGTGATCTTATCTATCGTACAGCGTAAAGAAACGCCGTTTGAATGGATAAGTCTGTTGACATCGGTAGCTTTAGCTACGTCACCCCACAGATCCACCGTACGTCGGAGGCCCCTGGTTTTCAAACGCTCGAGTTCCCGAACTCTTTGATCTACAAGATCTTGGAATTGGGCGAGTTTTGAAATATCACCTAAGAGTGGGAGCAGACCAAACTGTAGGATTAATTGCAGTTTGGCTGCGCGTTTCGCGAAACGAAAATTTCTCGAACCGCCTATAGAACGGAACATACGTTCCATTCTACGACCCCATTCAGATTTGATGAGACCGGGCAATTGCCCGATTTCCCAGAGATGTTCCATCGCCTCGATACTAGTCCGACTTGGATTTGTACGAGACAAAAGTTGAGCAGCGAGCTGCCCATCTGATGGAGGGCCAGGAATAGCCAGATGGCTGTGTCGCCAAGCATCAATCTTAAAATAATCGGCTGGGTAATCATCCCAGATATATCCGGTTAAATTAGACTGCTGCGTACCGTTGATGAGGCCACCAGATTGTTCGACAACTTCATTTGTAAAATTGAAGTTATCTCCCCTTCCGGTGACATCCTCAGTAAACTCATCGTCCGAAATATAGGTCGATGAGTTGGTAACGTGAGTGTTCTTGTGCGTTCGATAACCTGTGAACGTACTCAAACGCTGACGCTGACGAACGGCAACCATATGTATTCCTACTCTACATCTTGGAGGTTTAGAGCCATAAAGACTCAAGGAGCCCCTACATAGGGG